TGATATAACAAGAAAGCTTCCCGGTGGTGACGTGTTTGCTATGGGAGGACCGGGAGCAGGTTCTATTCCTTATTTACCTGCATCAACACAACCCGGTGGTATAGGTGTGACTGCTCTTGATGTTTTTTTAAAAGGACAAGATAGTTTTACTGGTCAAAAATTTAACGAAATGGGACTTAATGGTGCTGAAATATTTTTAAATAGAACATCTAAGTTTGCTCAAGATTTTATTCCAAACGTACCAGTGTTTGCAGGAACTCCTTTAGCAGACTTAAATCCTGCATCAAGAAAAGTAACACAAGCATTTCAAGAGGGTGGATACCAAACATATTCTGACCCATTAACAGGGCTAGAAGCATTAGCTAGTACATTTGGTTTGACTGTAAACACAGCAGATATAGAAAGACTAGCTGTGTTAAAAGGTAAAGAAATAAAAGGATTACAATCACAATACAAAAAAGAATTAAAAAGTTTAGATATGGATAGAAGAAAAGGTTTAATATCTTTTGATAAATACCAAGAAAAGTTTCAGGATTTAAGAGAAAGGTTAGTTAAAGAAATGGAGGATGCTACAAAGAAATGATACCGTTTGAAGTTATAACAATGCTTGGCTCTAGTCTATTTACTGGACTACTATCTATATGGTCACAGAAATCTAAAGATTCAGCAGACCAACAGAAGTATCTTATGCAAAGAGCAGAGATAGAAAGAGCATCAGTTAATGACGCAAGAAAAGATAACAGTCAGTATCAATCTACGACAAGAAGATGGATGGCATTACTTGCAGTATTTTTTATAGTATGCCTACCTAAACTGGCAGTATTCTTAGACCCATCAGTACAGGTACACTTAATGTATCTTGACCAAGTCAAAGAGGGATGGTGGATATTTGGTAGCACACAAGAAGTAACAGCATTTAAAGGTATCGGCGGGATAGTAATTACTACAGCAGATACACATTTTCTAGCAGCGATATCCGGATTTTATTTTGGTTCTGCTGCAACAAGGAGATAACATGGCTATAGAAAGAGCAGGTGAAAAATTTTCAGGATATAACAAACCAAAGAACTCACGCAAAGGTGGTAAAAAATTTGCTGTATTAGCTAAAGAGGGAGACAAGATTAAGCTCATCAGATTCGGTGATGCTAACATGAAGATTAAAAAGAACATACCATCAAGACGCAAATCGTTTAGAGCAAGACACAAGTGTGATACTGCTAAATCTAAACTAACAGCTAGATATTGGAGTTGTAAAAAATGGTAAGATTATATTTAGCTATAATTATATTAAGCATTTTTATTTTAGGTTATGCAATAGAAGATGCTGTGTCTGATGTTACATCAAATGGTGCTACAACTAACAGTCAAACAAATGCTTCAGGAAGTAACACAGCTATATCCGGTGGGTACTCACAAGAAACCACAAATAATTATACGGGTGGTCAAACTAATACTACAACTAATTCAACAAGCAATAGCACTAACCAAGAGACTGCCGTTAATAGTGCAACAGCACCTGCTATGTCTGTGTATAGCCAACAGTCATGTGTCATTCCACTATCTATTGGCATGACCGTTATTGGTTTCAGCACAAGTCTTGGAACATATCACCATGATTTAAAATGCGAACAAAGACAAAGAGCCAAACTATTAAATGGATTAGGAATGAAAGTTGCAGCGATATCATTAATGTGTCAAGACAAAGACATATGGAAAGCAATGATGGATGCAGGAACACCATGTCCTATAGATGGATTAATCGGTGAACAAGCTAAACAAAGATGGGAAGAACTAGGTAATGAAAAAGTTTTTGATACTGTTAATGCTACCTCTAGTGGCAAACGCAGACACTTCAGCAAATCTAATTACTAACGGTACGTTTGACAACGGCACTACAGGTTGGACTACATCAGGTGATGCACAAGTTATAGGTGATTGCTGTCCGGGAGGACATGACTTTGAGTTTGGAAACAGTGGGTCTATAGAACAAACATTTGATTTAACATCAGATGATATTACAACTCAGATGCTAGACAACGGTATTACTCTTAACTCTACAGTAGAAGTACAAAATGGTGAGGGTGGTGTAGGTTCTTGGTGTCCTAACTGTGGCGATGCTGACAGTTTTAGAATAGACTTAACAATACTTGACAATAATAGTCAGGTATTAACTACGACTACACAAACAAGAACAGATGTAACAGGTATTAATGGTGTAGATTTTACTGACTCTATAACATATACAGGTACTGGTAGTTACTATGGCAACATATTTATTAAAGGCGAAGACGCATCAACAGGAAGACTTGGTGGACCAAACGTAGATAACATATCAGTTACCATGGAATATGACCCTGTTGTTTTATCATTAGAACAAACACAACATATATCTGCTGTTGCTGAAATCGTAGAAGAAATATATATAGAAGAATTTGTTTACGAAGAACCTGTTATTGAAGAGATTATCTTTGAAGAACCTATGGTTGAAATCATAGAAGAACCTGTTTTTATAGAAGAAGAATTTATTGAGGAGACTATTGTCTTAGCTCCTGCTATGATAGAACCTGAGATAATAGAAGAGGTTATAGAAGAACCGGCTATTGAAGAAGTGTTTGAAGAAATAGTAGAAGCACCTATTGAAGAAGAACTTGTGGAGGAAATTAATGAAACAGAAACTATCGAAGAAACAGAAAGAGATACAGAAGTTAATGAAAGTAACGGAGATGTTATCGCAGAAGAAACCGAAGTCGATAACGAGAGTGGGAGTATTGAAACCGAACTAACAATAGAAGAAATATCTATTAAGGTAGCTGATAAAATTAAAACAATAGATGGTCAGCTCAAAGCTACACAAATGATAGTAGCTAAGGTTATGCAGAAACACAACAAGATATCAAGTTACTCAAAAGTAAACACAGATATATTTATACAACCAAATATAGTTGATATAGATATAGGTACATATACAAACAATACCTATGTAGATATCAGAAATATTTATCCAAACCAAACATACGAGGACAGACTATGGACATCAAGGTAATTGCAGGGATACTAGGAATAGCTATCAGTCTTGGTAGTCTATTCGTATTTCAAGGACAGTTAATACAGAGGGTTGAGGTGCTAGAATCTAAATCAGTACCTGATATTACCCCATTAGAAAAAGAATTATCTATACTCAAATCACAAGTAGAGGATTTAAAAGCTAGAAATAGTAATCCATTAATGAGATGATAAAGATAATGAAGTTCTTATTAGGTAAGATAAGAACCAAATATCTAAGACCGGAGATATCTGTCTTAGAGTTTATACTAATATTGGTTATGTCATATTACATCACTAGATGGCTATATGCTTAAACTGATAGGAGATAACTATGAGTGCAAACATCCCTTATACCAAGAGGGAAATGCAAATCATCAAGGCAATCCATGCGATTGAACCTAATGCTAGGTTCAGTATTAAGGACAACATAAAGAATAGACTTGACTACCAATATGGTGGTATAGTATTCTTTAATTGTCTACCAATAAGTTGGGACGAAGTTATGGATAAGATTGATGAGCAAGAAGAAAGAAGACCTTATTAGTAATCCTCCCCATTACACAAAGGGGATTGAAACTACTAGGTATATACGGTCATGGGATATGGACTATGTTCGTGGTAACATTATAAAATATGTTACTAGATTTCCGTATAAGGGTACACCTGTGTCTGATTTAAAGAAAGCTCGTTGGTACTTAGATTATTTAATTAACGAGGAAGAAAATAAATGAGTGGTCAGATACATAATAGTGGTGGTAACTTTAGTAAAGTTGGCATCATACAAAGAGATGATGATGGTAATGCACTACAATGTCCTCATTGTGATTCAACCCATTTAATCAAATCGGGTACATGTGGTACTCATAAACAAAGAAAAAGATGGAAGTGCAGGACTTGTGAAAAGAAAACAGTAAGTCCTAAAATTATAAAGAATTACGAATTAGAAGAAGCTGAGAATCTTGATTGGTCTACTGAAGAACTAATCAATGCAAGAACAGAAGTCTTCAAAAGAAAAGAAGCAAGAGAAAAGTCTGAAAAATTTATCAACATAAAGATAGATGACAAGAAACCTATTGGATTATATATACAAGGAGACCCACACGTTGATGATGATGGATGTGATTGGGTATCACTTAGAAATCATATAGATATAGTTAATCAAACAGATGGTATGTATGCTTGTTCTGTTGGAGATTTATCTAACAACTGGGCTAGGCGTGGTAAGTTAGCAGGATTATGGGCAGACCAAACTACCAATGGGGAACAGCAATGGCAGTTAGTAGAGTGGTTGGTAGGTGCTACACCTTATATATTTATAGTAGCAGGTAACCATGATATGTGGGCTATGGAGGGCGACCCAATCAACTGGATGTGCAAACCCTTAAAGACTGTATATTCTAACCATAACGCAAGACTTAAAATTAAATTACCTAAACACGAAGTCAAAGTAAATTGTTCTCATAATTTTAGAGGACATTCAATGTACAATACAGCTCATGGTATTGTTAAACACGCATTGTTCAATGCAAGAGACCACTTACTTATAGCAGGTCATACACATGTATCCGGTTACAGTCCTATTAAAGATGCGAACTCGGATAAAATTATGCACTGCGTACAAGTTGGTAGTTACAAGAAGTATGATAACTTTGCAAAGCAATTAAACCTACCATGTAAGATGATGTCAGCTTGTGCTGTTGCTGTATTTAATACTTATGTAACAGAAGACCACCCTGATTTTATCAAAGTATTTTGGGAAGTAGAAGAGGGTGCTGATTATCTAAACTTTTTAAGGAATAAGAAATGATACCAACTCTAACATTTTTAAATTGGGAAGACGCTGTTACACCTACACAAGGGTGGACAGACATTAAAGAATTAAAACCTGAACTAGCAGATTGCATATCTTTAGGTTTAATAGTAGAAGAGAATGATAAAACAATTACTATTGTATCTCACATATCAGGAGATAAAGAGGGGACAGATATAGATGGTAGTTTAGTATTGGATAAGTCTTGGATTAAATTTAGGATAGATGTACCAGTGCCGGACAATCAACTAGAAAAACTTAAACAATGGTTACTAAAGAGGGTAGAAGAATGAGAGTAGCAGACGAGAAGAAAGAAAAATTATTTGTAGAATATTTTACAAGTGGAGAGACATTAGCTAACGCAACTAAGTCAGCACAAAAAGCAGGGTATAATAAGAACCCATCTCAAATGGGATACGTTCTCAAAAAGAAATACGAAAAAGAAATCAGAAAGATTAATGAAGAAAAGATTACCGGTGTATCAGGTAAAGCAATCAATGTACTTGAAGACCTATTACATTCAGACCAAGACTCAGTAAGATTAAACTGTGCTAAATTAATATTAGAACTGGGTAACTACTCATCACAAAATATTAATATTAATATGGAAGACAACAAACACAAGACAGATGCTGAGTTGGTTGAAGAATTACAGGGACTTGTTGCTAAGATTCCTGCATTAGCACCCAAGTTAATGGGTATTAAGGATGCAACAACAGAAGAAAAACCTGAAAGCTCAGATAACCTATCTACAAAGGACGAGAAAAGAGTTACTCATTAGTGGGTAGCATTGGTATAGGGTAGTATATTTACACTCGATAACGTCCATCCTAGCCCCCTATATTCTGCCAAGAGTATACGATACCGGACACTAACACAACAAACCCTATTGAATTAATAAATATCAATGGATTATCTTTAGTTAGGATACCCGTTAATAACCAACCGAGTACCCCAACCACTTGAACATATAAGTTTAAAGGATATATGTTATATGAAGTTAAAAATATTCCAATCGTAAGAACAATCGAACTGAACCATTTAAGTTTCTCTATCAATGTCTTCCCACATATTCTCTGCACCGTCCATAGTGTTGCGTAAATATTCACATGGAGTAGCATTGTTATATATATCACCCTCTTCTATTTCTTTGTCTGTCATTTCACTTAATCCTTTTATAGCATCTACTTTATCAAACCAATAAAACCCACCATAATTAATCTCTATATATTCACAAACATATGGACTGGTACATTGGTCTACTAAATTAAATAATTCACCAACACTCTCTGTTTGATAGGTAAATATACCAACGAGTTGTTTATCTTCTTTTATTCTTACTAATGCTGTGGTCATTAATCATCTCCAATCTTACTCAACGCACTAATCTCTATGTCTTTAATCATATTAAGTATCTTCATGTATGGTTCTCTAAATTCCATGTATCCCTCTTTTGTATATCCCATAATGTGATGACGGTTATCATCATCAAAGATAAACTGACCAGTACCATCACAGTGGCTACACTTCTGAATAGTATTTCCAACTGAAACACTACCCACTCCCCGACAGAAAGGGCAGGTAGTGTCCATGGTCTCAGACATAGCAAGGTTAATAAAACTTCTAATTAATAATCTGTCTGAATTCTTTAGTGCATCTATATTATGTTTAATAAATATATCAGCACAGTCTACAAAGATATCATCGAACAACATAGCCCTAGAGTATTCGTTGTCTGTATACTTTGCTATAAGAAAATCATATTCCTCTGACGTTAATCCTTTAGTGCCTAAGAAATGTGATATGTCATCTGATGTTACTGAGTCGTGACTACCTGAACCTACCTGTAGTCCCATAGACTTAGCACATAAAAGAGATAACATCTCAGCTTTCAATAATCTTCCATATCCTATACTTGTTTCCAGTATATCTTTTGGTTACTATCTTAGCACCATCATTCTTAGATTCAAACTCTTTTGTATATTGATATCTTCTGATAGCATCCCATGTTCTCATTCCATTTACTTCTATAGAATCTCCACTATCCATTTTATCTATAGCAGATAAGTAATCATCATATAACCTAGGTCTCCCTGCATTTATTACAGGGATTCCTTTATCTATTTTAATCTTCACTTGGTCTATCTTTACTTGCATAATAATAGTCCCTCATTTTTTGTAGTCTATTTTGTCTTTGGTCTTCCGTTTCGCTAGACAATCTACTGCGTTTATTCTCTAAGATATTATCTCTTAACTTATAATATCTATCCTTTGCGTACTGTTTCTTCTTCTCCCTGTTGTCCGGATTAGAATACCATACATTCCAGTATGTCTTTTTGTCCTCTCTCTTTTCCATATCTCCTCCGTTTAGAATGGTTTGTCGTCTCCGTTAAATACATCTTTCAGTTCATCAAGTTTCTTTTTACTTTCATAGTCATCTTCTTTTAACCACCCCGAGAATTCATATGTATCTCTAGTGTTAATAGTAAAGTCCTTTCTTTCTTTATTCAAGTTTTTATATTTACTATTACCCATAAATGATTGAGCATTTCTATTCTCAGTATCTACTATCATCTTTACTTTCTTAAACAATACCTCATTGATATCCCCAAACTCTTTATCGTTTGTGAATAACTTAATGTATATTCTTTCTCCTGTATCTGCATTTTTAATTGCAAGGTTTACGTACTGTCCCATGTTAATCTCCTAATCGTTGGTAAAATCCTTTCTCTCTTCTTTCATTTGCACTTAGAGTTTGAAACAATCTTAGTCTATGTTCTTGTGCTGATATCTTACTGGTAAGATTACCCACTAATTCTTTAGCATCTGCAATCTTATCTATGTACATAACAACACCCTCATCCGTCATAGCTATAGCTTCCTTATGTGCCTGTGTTCCTTTAACATCAGAGCAATTAAGTAGTGCTACTGCCATGGATACTTTTTTATTTTCAGTTAGCTTATGTAGTTCTTTCTCAGCTTCAGCTTTAGCTATGCCTAGTTTCTCTACATAATCTACCAGTTGTTCTAACTCAACACTTGGTAACTTAAACGCACTCATTGTATTGAACCTCCCCGTTATATATAAATGATTGCTTACTCTTTCTTTTTGTTAAGAAGTCTTTATCAAGACTACCTTTCAATAGATACCTAGCAAACTCATCTACCTTTGGTAACATGTAGTTATTAATATAGTCCTCGTTGTAAGGTATATAATATAACTTAGTGTTACCCTTTTGATATATACAAAAGTAAGTACCGTCAGCATTATTATCTTTCTTTAGTTTCCTAGTTAGGTACTGCTGAAAGTATACTTGTGGTAAATATCTTTTAACATACTTATCAAAATCTTCTTGTTTATAATACGGTGACTTGACCTCAACCACTGCATTTTTTTCTGTAATAAAACCGTCAGGTGTACACGATAACTTAACTGTTGTATTGTCATCAGACATATAATCATATGACATTGTTTCCTG